ATAACTTGTTAGGCGAAGCAAAGATGGTGTTTAGTGCTAACTTACAAGAAACTTTAGGCATTAGTTGCTATGAAGGTGCTGTAGTTGATGCTATTCCCATGGTCCCAGATAGACTTAGTTATACTGAAATGTATTACGATATATTCAAGTATGACAGCAAATGGACTGAATCTTTTGATGCTTATACAGTATATCGTCCAGATTTATGTCGTAAAATAATAGAACATATGGATAATTATTCTACTAGAATACCTTCCATACGCAAACAAGCAAAGGACTTACATGACAACTTCTTCAGTGCAACCAGTCTCCTACGAATGGTCAAATGATAGTACAAGTGCTGGGTTTATAGCCCAGGATATTATAAGCATCGATACTAGAACTATGGCTAATATCAGTGCTGCTGCCGGAGGAACAGGCAATGTTACTATTAGTAACACGACTGGAACTAATTACTATTATACTGGCGCAGGTCTTAATAGTAGCGGTACAATATCTATCGGTGCGATTGGTTCTGGCGCAACTGTTACGCTTAATGGTGCCGGTACTGGATACGACTGGTCGCAATCATTTCCAGTAGATTTTGTCAACGCATTTCCTGACTGGGATAAAGTAGAAAAAATGTGTGAAGAATATCCCGGATTAAAAATAGCATTTGAAAAATTTAAGACAACTTACAAACTAGTAGTAGACCACTATGACACTCCAGAAGATAAAAGACCTAAGCCTTAATTGGCTCGAACGCCATGACCGTAAACGTATTATTATGGATCGTACAGAAAACGAACCATACTTGGAACGCTACTATGTCTTGTTTAAAGAACGTGTGACATTTCCTTATAATGTTTTCTTACACAAGTTCTTAAAATCAGATCCAGATGATGTACATGACCATCCTTGGAATTACTTTACCATTATTCTTGCCGGCGGCTACTACGAGTGGATTGCTCAGTTTAACGAAGACGGTACAAAGAGCTGTGAAGTAAGAGTATGGCGTGGCCCTGGTAGTTTCCGTTTTGGTAACACACATACCTTTCACCGTATCGAATTAAAAGAAGGCGTTACTCCATGGACATTGTTCTTTGTGGGTAAACGTCAACGCGAGTGGGGATTTATTGTAGAAAATAAATGGATCCACTTTGAAAAATATTTAAGTGATAGAAAGAATGGCATACTTCCCAACACCAATTAACGTATCAACAGCTAATCATGCTGTTCCTGTTCTAACTAATACTACCGTACCATATGGTGGGTATTTAACATCAACAGGAACTAACACCACTTGGACTACTGGTACTAGTGTTGCCAATCCTTATGACACGGTAATGGTTATCAACCAAGGTGACCCTCCTCAATTAGACGTTAAAGGTCGAATGGTTATTAATGGACGCGATTTAGAAGAACGGTTGAATACAATAGAAAAAGTCTTGAATATTCCAGAAAGAGATGTTATACTAGAACATAAACACCCAAAGCTCAAAGAGTTGTACGATGCGTACATAAACGCTTTGGGCAAATATAGAACATTCGAAGCAATTAAAGGAGAAGACGATGGAACTACATGAATCAGTTAAAGACACCTACAAAGAAATAGTTATCAAAGAACACGACGGCTTTCGTCTTGTGTTGAAAAAACACGAAGTATTAAGCCCTAAGGGATTATTTGCTCTTGACTTAGAACAACAACATTTAAAAGATGGCGAGATTGTTGATAGCAATACTTATAATTACTTTATGACTCGAGAAGAGTTAGCCACATTGGCATCGGCTCTAACAGCATGAAGAAAGTTTACTATACCTGGCAACAAGTCGAAGGAGCATGTTTAGACATTGCTCGCCAAATGTCAGCACACAATTGGAAGCCTGACTATATTGTGGGTATAACACGTGGTGGACTTGTGCCGGCTAATTTACTAAGTCAGTATACTGGCATTAAAATGTCAAGTTTAGATGTTAGTCTACGAGACGGTGGCGATTGTGTTAGTAACTGTAGTATGAGTGAAGACGCATACGAAGGTAAACGGATTCTTGTTGTTGATGATATCAATGATCAAGGATCTACAGTCGCTTGGATTAAAAAAGATTGGCAGTCAAGTTGCTTGCCTGGCGAAACGCAATGGCAACATGTATGGGGCGACAATGTTCGCTTTGCAGTATTAACACACAATCTCGGTAGTGAATTTAAAGATCCAGATTACTATGTTTGGACTGTAGATAAGAGAGAAGAAGATTGTTGGTTGGTTTATCCTTGGGAGGATTTTTGGTTATGACATCAGCATTAGTTAAATTAATTTTAGGTATCGTATTTATTGTATTTGTTATCATTGTCGGCCCGCTAGTAGGTATATGGAGTTTAAACACATTGTTTCCAGTTCTGCACATTGCTTATACATGGGAAACTTGGTTAGCGTTTGGAGTATTGTTTGGTAGTGCCACTGGATTAAGTTTTGGATCTCGTAAAAAATGATTACAATAGATGAATTACGCAAAAAAATTGAATCAGTAGATTACGATATAATGCAATTACAAAAAAACGGTGGTGGCAATCGGGCAATATCTGCATTACAAACTTACAAAGAATATTTGCAAGACGAGTTAAGGATGATGGAACATGCAGAGCGATCTAGAAAAAGCATTATCTGACAAAACAGCTCCATGGACTGAAATCGAATATAGAACAAAAACTTTTTGGGTGTTTAAAGATGCATATCCAGTTACCGAAGGGCATTTGTTATTTGTGCCTACCTACAAAAAATCTGAAAACTTATATGACTGTTTCAAAGCCGCATATAAATTTGGATATGACGGAGTTGAATCAGAGAAATGGCAAGGATTTAATGTCGGACAAAATGTTGGGCAGGCTGCTGGTCAAACAGTAATGTATCCTCATATTCATATGATCCCAAGACGTACAGGAGATATGGAAGATCCCCGTGGCGGGGTTCGTCATGTTATTCCAGAAAAAGGAAACTATAAACTTGGAAACAGTTAATGTTGTTTGGGAAATTGTAATACCGTGGCACAACCAGAATAATAAATGGTGGAATGAAGCATGTGCTGATGTAGTAGAAGTATTTGGCGTGCCGGGTGAACGTTTTACAAGTCACCCGCATGAAGATTGTATGCTGTTTCGATTCAAATCAAAAAAGGATTATCAATTATGCAAGATTCTACTTTCAGACAGAATTTAGACTTTTATAGTGTATTAGTACTAGGAATAGTGCTAGTGGTGGTTGCTGTTTACTACAATTATACACATCCCCATATAGTTGTAAAATACGATTGTAGTATAGCAGAAATTAGTCCAGATTATCCTATTGCTGTTAAAGAAGGATGTCGCAAACTTCGAGCAAATAAAACTTGAAAAAACCTAAATAAACCTATATAATATACACATAGGAGTAATAATGACTGAATCCAACACATATAATATTGACGAAGAAGAAGGCAGACCGTTACATATAGCCATTCGTGAACAAATGAAATCTCAAGGCCAACGATTTTGGGCTGGCGATAATATCAGCGATTACGTCGATGAAGAACAAAAAGAAGTTTTAATCGAAGAAGCTACAGTAGCTTTTGAAAAAGTATTGGACACTCTATTAATTGATAGAGAAACAGATCCAAATTCGAAAGGTACTGCAAAGCGACTAGCTAAAATGTACTTTAATGAAATAATGAGTGGACGATATGAACCAGCACCAGACGCAACAGCATTTCCAAATGATTCGGAGGACCGCTACGAAGGTATGTTGGTTGTCCGTAGTGAGCTTCGCAGTATGTGTAGCCATCATCACCAACCCGTTACTGGCGTTGCTTATATTGGCATTATTGCTGCTCAAAAACTTATTGGCTTATCTAAGTACACAAGAATCGCACAGTGGTGTGCCAGACGAGGTACTCTCCAGGAGGAACTTTGTAATGATATTGCTAGGGAAATCCAAAAAGCCACAGAAGCTAGAGACATAGGTGTGTATGTACAGGCTACACACGGATGCTGTGAGAATCGCGGTATTATGGCAAAAAGTAGTTTAACACAAACTACAGTATTAAAAGGTGCGTTCAAAGACGACCACGGTACAAAGAAAGAGTTTTTTGATAATATTAAGATGCAACAGGAGTATGCTTCAAAATGATGTACCAAACGCCAGCTGAAGGCATTATGCAAACTAATGACTGGGGTAAGAGTAAAGTCTACCGAGTTGCCTGCGAGTGCGGTGCTTCGGAGCATGATCATCATATTTGGGTAGAAGCCGACGACCACGGTGAAGTCGGTGTCACCGTTTATACAACTGTACGAAGCAATTGGTGGAGTAAAACTCGCTGGCATGCTATTTGGACATTGTTAACTAAAGGTTACGTCGACACAGAGTCTACTCTGGTTATGCGTAAACAGCAAGCATTTAATTATGCTCATACGCTGTTGAGTGCTGTTGAAGATGTAGAACAATTCAAAGAGGAACGAGATGCAGAACGCTAAACAAATAACTGATGAACTAATTTACCGTATGAAAACTACAGACCTAAATAAGTTTGAGATCAAACGTGAAGTAGGCGACAATTGGTTGCCTGACGGAACTATTCCGTTCGATATTAGTGCCACTAAAGGTATTGCTATTTTTACAGTATGGGCAGAAAGTGTTCAAGATGCAGAAGATCAAGTATCGCATTTTTTAGAAAAAGACAACAATGAGTAAAATAGACGAGCTATCATTTGATAGTAAATCTTTCTTTTTACCAAGCCATTCGATTAAAATTCATCGTTCACAGTTTGATAAAACTCTTTCTGCAAAGATATCAGAAATTATTTTACTAGAAGAATTTAATATACTTATAGGTACAAAAAAACCTGATCATGAAAAAGATGCAAGTTGGCTAACTGGGAGGCTTGGCGAGTATAATTTATTTGATTTCGATTATCCAGAAATACAAGAATTTAAATCTTTTGTACGAGATCAATTTATCGATTATTCCAATAAAGTAGGACATACTATACCTAACAAAACATATATCCAATGTTGGGCTAACATACTACGGAATAATGGAAGAAAAATAACAGCACATCACCATTGTACGGCTCATTCCGATGCGCCTCAAGAATATGCATACGTATCAGGAAATGTGTGTATACAAACTAACCACACTATGACTTATTATAAAAATCCTTTTAATGATTCAAAAGTAGGAATTTATAATATAGTAGGAGAATTAATATTGTTTCCATCTCATATTATACATTGGACTGATAATAACAACGACCCTGAACCTAGAATAAGCATAGCATTTGACATTATAACAGACAAAGTGTATAATATGATAGATAATAAAAATTTTAGAGAATTAACATGAGCAAAATTAAGATAGCGGAACTTTTCTACTCTATACAGGGAGAGGGTAGATATATGGGGGTGCCCAGCGTGTTCCTTAGAACTTTCGGCTGTAATTTCCGCTGTGCAGGATTTGGTATGCCTAGAGGCGAATCAAGTACAGAAGCAGAAGACATTGCTACCGTAGTACATCATTATAACAAATACGAAGAATTACCTTTAGTAAGCACCGGATGCGATAGCTATGCTAGCTGGCATCCTAGTTTTAAAGAACTTAGTCCAATGCTTACTAGCGATGCTATAGTAGACCGCATTATGGAGATTCTGCCACACAATGAATGGCTAGACGAGCATCTAGTTATTACGGGCGGTGAGCCATTACTAGGTTGGCAACGTGCTTATCCAGACTTGCTAGAACACGACAAGATGAAAGGCTTGAAAGAGATTACATTTGAAACAAATGGTACTCAAAAACTAACTCCTGAATTTAAACATTATCTAGGAGAATGGACTGCTGAGTCTTGGGATAGAGAAGTTACATTTAGTGTAAGTGCTAAGTTGCCATGTAGCGGTGAAAAGTGGGAAGAAGCAATCCTACCAGAAGTAGTGTGCGAGTACGAACAAGTTGGCACAGCATATCTTAAATTTGTAATTGCTACCGAAGAGGATAGAGATTACGCATTAAAGGCCGCAAGTGAATATCGTGCGGCTGGGTTTAAAGGACACGTTTACTTTATGCCAGTAGGCGGTGTTGAAAGTGTTTATAATTTAAATGCTAAGTCAGTGGCATTGATGGCAATGCAACAAGGTTTACGTTACAGTGATCGGTTACAAGTGCCATTATTTAAAAATGAGTGGGGAACCTAAAATGTTTTTTATGTCTTGTTTTATAATTGGTTGGATAGTATTAATATTATTATTATTGCGTTGGGTAAAAAATGTACCGACAGCATGTACTGGAAATTGTAATCAAGGACGTAACTGTACATGTAGAGAGAAAAAAGATGATTAAAAACTTATTTAGAAAATGGTTAGGTATTGACCAATTACAAGCCGAAAAAGAAGCACTTCAAATTGTTAGAGATAAAGCAGTTGCCGAAACTTATTTGGCTCAGCAACGAGAAGAACAAGCAAAAATGGATCCAAAAACTCGTGCAACCGCTAGAGGAGAGCCCTGGGTAGCTGTATTGGATACTCATGTTAATAAAGATAATGTTAGAAATGGCTTCTTTGAACTTGACTGGAATGATGAATTTATAGTACAATTAAAACAAGCTGGATACGGCTTTGAAGGCGATCCAGATGAAGAAATCGTAGACCGTTGGTTCAGAGATTTAGCCGGCAATATGCTTGCAGAAGCAGGTATTGCAGAACCAGAACGTGTCGGTGCTGGATTTATTAATGTAAGTAAAATAGGTGGCGGAAAAGCTGAAGTTAAATGACGTATATTTTAGTTGATACTGCAAATACATTCTTTCGTGCTAGGCACGTTGTTCAAGGGTCAGCCGATATTAAGCTCGGCATGGCATTTCACATTACACTTAACAGTATCAAGAAAGCATGGAATGACTTCGGTGGTACTCATGTAGTATTCTGCCTCGAGGGTCGAAGCTGGCGTAAGGACTATTATAAACCTTACAAAGCTAATCGACAAGAAACTCGTGCAGCTATGACACAAAAAGAACAAGATGAAGATAAATTGTTCTGGGAAGCATTTGACGAATTTAAAAATTTCATTGTAGAGAAAACTAACTGTACTGTAATGCGTCATGAAAACTTAGAAGCAGATGATTTGATTGCAGGTTGGATACAAGCACATCCGCATAGCAAACACGTTATTATTTCGACAGATGGAGATTTTGCACAATTAGTAAGTCCTACTGTTAGTCAGTATAACGGTGTAGGTGATTTACATATTACACACGAAGGAATCTTTGATGCCAAAGGTAAACCCGTTAAAGACAAAAAGACAGGCGAGCCAAAACCAGCACAAGACCCGGAGTGGATGTTATTCGAGAAATGTATGCGTGGTGATACCAGTGATAATGTCTTCTCGGCGTATCCAGGTGTGCGTACTAAAGGTTCTAAAAACAAAGTTGGTCTTACTGAAGCGTTCGAAGATCGTAAGAGCCGCGGATATGCGTGGAACAATCTCATGCTTCAGAGGTGGACCGACCATAATGGACAAGAACATCGTGTCTTAGAAGATTATCAACGTAATGTACAGTTATGTGATCTTACAGCACAACCAGATGATATTAAAATTAAAATTAAAGAAACAATTACAGCTAACGCAGTACCTAAAGCAGTAGATCAAGTGGGTATTCGTATGCTAAAATTCTGTAATGCATGGGATATGAAAAAGATTGCAGACAATATACAATCTTATGCAGAACCATTTCAAGCAAAATATAAGGAAGAATAAAATGGCACAATGGACCGTTAGTACATATTATAAAAAATCTTGTCAAGAAGTTGAAACATATCATCAGCGAAATGGTGACGGTAAAGTTACTGTAGTGAATGGGTTTCGATATGGTGAATGGACCGTAGAAACTACAGACGATAATCCTCCGGAGTTTGAATTTACAGAAGTTCCCGGAGGCGATGGTAAGAAAGACAGTATCAATATGTTAGACTGCGAAGTTAACAATATTGAAAGTGTCGATTTAGTTGAAATGTTCGACGGCGGTTGCTGGTATGATGTTGAATTTGAAGGACTTACAGAAGAAGAGGAAGAAGAGATTCAAGAATTCCTTGACGAAAATAGTCCTTATGATTTAGAAGAGCGCGAAGACGATCCTTGGATGCAGGGAGATACCGAATGGTGGATCTGGGGTCCGATTGAGATTAAAAACGAAGACGGCGAAACTGTACGTATTATTTGCGCAGATGCAGACGGCAATGTAGTAGACTTTAAGGAAGAATAATGACAGAGATACACGCAAAACCAATCGTAGATGGCAAGTTTTGGATTGTTGAACAAGGTGGTGCTAAAATTGCCACCCTACACAAAAAAGAAAATAATAAATTTATTTTAAGTAGCACCAATGGCGAAGTCATGTTTAATAAGAAACAAGACCTTACAAAACAATTTGGTTCAAACTTTTTCTTAACTAGTACTAAGATTAAAGTTACACAATTAGAAGAACATGATTGCCACGGTTACCCAACTAGTTGTAAACCATATAATGCAATGTATGATGTAAGACGTAAATTACCTTTGTTTACAAAAAGTAATGCTAGTAAGAGTTTATATTGTGCAGGATATTATGTAATTAAATTTGACAAAGGTTGGGTCAAATCATTTTGTCCTAAAGCAATTACAATTGAACGATATCCAAGTAAAGGTCCATTTAAATCAGAATTAGAAATGAAAACGGTACTAGCAAATGCAAAATCAGATTAATCTAACACCTATTGCACAATTTGCACATTCGTTAAGAGCCGCTGAATTATCACAGTCTAAAGAAGTTAAACTTACAATTCAGCAGGCTCGATTACTTAATCTAGCGTTAACTGAAATACAAGACAAATTATTACAAGATTATGAATCTATGTACAATACTCTTAAAAACAGTACTGCTACTGAAACAATAACTGTAACAATGGATGGTGGTGGTTTTACTGACAAGTAAAGATAAATATATGCGTACATTATTGAAGGTGCGCATATTATGTCAAGACCAAAACCATCAGTCTTATTAGAAAATGTTAATAAAAAGACTTATAAAGCTGAGCAAATTTTAGAAGCCGAAGCAATTTGGGCTGTGTTCTATAAGAACGAACCTTTTAACTTAAAAAGTTTTAACAGCCTTACGTCTTACCCTGGACCTAAATATAAAAAAGTGTCTTTCTCAAATCCTGGACATGCACATAATTTGGCAAAGAAATTGAATCTTACTTTTGGCACTGAAGATTTCCAAGTTGTAAAATTAACCCAAGGCACTATTGTAAAATGATAGCCCGTGACACGCTGACTAGAATATTCCTCAAAGAATGGGGCAAAAGTCTAGATGACGCAAATGTCGAGTTATACAATAGAATGTGGTGGCAATCTAACAGGACCAATAAACCGAACGCTTTTCGACTAAGTGAAAATGGATTTGACTTTTTGGTTAATACTCTAGAAATCAAAATGTACGAAGTACCATTTACAGAGCCGATCGAACTTAGCCCCCAAACTATTATCTTTTTGGAAAGATACATAGACTGTCCATATTACCTTACAAACCAAAGTATTAGTGTATTTTCGGAACGCAAAAGTTTTGAACTTTACTTGTTTTCCGACGATATTCGAAAATTTGGACTAGTAAAGGCTATGACAGAACGTGAAAAAGATTTAGCCAAAACAGACAATAATCTTTAAAAAATAGTTGACGTCTAACGCAGACTCCTATATAATACATACATAGACAGCGTTAATTCAACAACACTTTTTTAACTAAGATTGGAAATCAAATGGCAGAAATCATTAGCCGTACAGTAGGCCCTAAAGGCGCTAAAAAGTCTTTGCGTAAGGCTTTTAAAAATCAGCGTCCAATTTTCCTTTGGGGTCCTCCAGGAATTGGTAAGTCAGATATTATCAAACAACTTGGCACTGAGCTTGATGCTCACGTGATTGATGTTCGTTTGAGTTTGTGGGAACCTACTGATATTAAAGGTATTCCATATTTTGATAGCAACAACAACACAATGGTTTGGGCACCTCCTAGCGAACTGCCAAATGCTGAGCTGGCAAAACAACATAAAACTATTATTTTGTTCATGGACGAAATGAATAGTGCGGCACCTGCTGTACAAGCGGCCGCTTATCAGTTGATTTTGAATCGTCGTGTTGGCACTTACAAGTTGCCAGATAACGTAGTAATGGTTGCCGCTGGTAACCGTGAAACTGACAAGGGTGTTACATTCCGTATGCCTGCTCCGTTGGCTAATCGTTTTGTTCACTTGGAAATGACTGTTGAATGGGAAGACTACTTTGAGTGGGCTGTTGAAAATAAGATTCATCAGGACGTAGTTGGCTTTTTGAGCTTCTCTAAAAAGAGCTTGTACGACTTTGATCCAAAGTCTAGCTCACGTGCGTTTGCTACTCCACGTAG